ATGACAGAAAATAGTACACAAGAAGTCGTCAAAGACCTCGAAGAATATAAATTTGGATTTCACGATAATGCAGAACTTGAATTCACAACAGGTTTAGGTTTGACCGAAGAAGTCATTCGCGAAATTTCTGAAACAAAAAATGAACCTGAGTGGATGTTAGAGTTTCGTCTGAAATCTTTTGAAGCTTTTAAAAAATTGGACATGCCAAAATGGGGCCCAGATCTTTCTGGTATTGATTTTAATGATATTGTTTATTATCAAAAACCATCAGCAAAAGCTGCGCGTTCTTGGGAAGACGTTCCTCAAGAAATCAAAGACACTTTTGAAAAAATTGGTATTCCAGAAGCTGAACGTTCATATTTGGCAGGAGCTTCTGCTCAATATGAATCAGAAGTTGTTTATCATAATATGAAAGACGAATTTGAAAAATTAGGAATTATTTTCACTGACACTGATTCAGGATTACGTGACTATCCAGAAATTTTCAAAAAATATTTCAGCAAACTCGTTCCACCAACGGATAACAAATTGGCAGCCTTAAATTCTGCCGTTTGGTCTGGAGGGTCATTTGTCTATGTTCCTAAAGGAGTCAAATGTGAGATTCCGATTCAAGCTTATTTCCGTATTAACAACGAAAAATCAGGACAGTTTGAACGGACATTGATTATTGTTGAAGAAGGGGCATCTATTCAGTACGTTGAAGGATGTACTGCACCAACTTACTCTGCAAGTTCACTTCATGCAGCAGTGGTTGAAATCTTTGTTGAAGAGGGTGGTTATATGCGCTACTCTACTATTCAAAACTGGTCAGATAACGTCTATAATCTGGTTACCAAGCGTGCTGCTGCAGAAAAAAATGCGACGGTTGAATGGATTGACGGAAACTTAGGGTCAAAAGTATCCATGAAATACCCAGCCGTTCATTTGAATGGACCAGGAGCGCGTGGAACAATGCTCTCAATCGCTTTTGCTGGAGCAAACCAAAATCAAGATACAGGTGCTAAAATGATTCATAACGCACCAAATACTTCAAGTTCAATCATTTCTAAGTCTATTGCCAAAAATGGTGGAGCAGTCAATTACCGTGGACAAGTTACTTTTGGAAAAAATTCTAAAAAATCTGCTTCTCATATTGAATGTGACACAATTTTGATGGATGATTTATCAAAATCAGATACCGTACCATTCAATGAAATTCATAATTCACAAGTCGCCTTGGAACACGAGGCGAAAGTGTCAAAAATTTCAGAAGAACAACTCTATTATTTGATGAGTCGTGGACTTACAGAAAAAGAAGCAACTGACATGATTGTCATGGGCTTCATTGAACCCTTTACCAAAGAATTGCCAATGGAATACGCTGTTGAATTAAATCGCTTGATTTCTTATTCAATGGAGGGTTCTATCGGGTAAACTGAACAAATGCTGTTATATCAATGTTTGTTTGATATATTTCCCTTGTATTTAAGTAACTGGTAGCAAAATGGTTGCAGTTTTAAACAAATAGTGGTTTTTGCTTGTTATCCTTTTGATTCAGTTATAAATTATTACTGAGCGAAAAATGCAACAATTAAAAAAATAAAATAACAAAAAATATGCTACCTTAAAATTTATGGTAGCATATTTTTATTTTAAATCGTTTAACTTTTTAACAATATCAATTTTGACTGATTTTGTGACATGAGAATATATACTGAGAGTCGTTTTATAGTCAGTATGTCCCACGCGGTCCATTGCAGCGCTTAGCGGAACATCCAGCTGTGCTAGTAGAGCAATATGTGAATGCCTAAAAATATGAGAGGTAAGATATTTTGTAATGCCGACTTTTTCTGCTGTCCTTCTTATTACAACATTCAAAGTATCTAAATCAATTGCTGAACCATTAACTGTGAAAAAAACATAGTTATCTTTATTAAAGTTATCCCCTTTTAATGCCCTATGTGTTGATAACTCTTCTATTTGATTTTGAATAACTTCTTTTACATTATCAGGAATAGTTATTGTACGATAAGAAAAATCTGTTTTAGGGGTAGTTTTTATTTTTAAAGCTCTATCGTATGTACCAGAAATTGTTACTGTTCCATTTTCTAAATCAACATCATTAAATGTTAAAGCAGCAGCTTCACCATAACGAACACCAGTAAAAGCCATAAATTCTACAAAGTTAGCAATATGAGATAATCTCCAGCTTGCTCTTAGTGCTTTTATTAGCATTTTAATTTCGTCTAGTTCTAAATAATTTTCACGTTTTCCTTGAACCTCTTCAAAAGTTTTAATTTTTTTAGGAGCTTTGACATATTTGGCTTCATTGCGTTCAATATATCCCATTCTGACCCCAAACTCAAGAATTGAGAAAAATCGTTTTTTATATCCATTATAATATGAGTAAGCATAACCTTCGTCCATCATTTCGTTTACAAGGTCTTGTATTAAGCGCCTATCAATATTTTTAGCCAGAACATCTTTACTTATTGATTCTTTAATTCTCTTATCTAGTGCGACTGTTCCACGAAGTGAAGAAGCTTTTACAGTTGGTGACCAGTTTTTGAAATACTCATCATAAAGTTCATGAAAGGTTATTTTACTGCCCTCTTTATGAGAGATAAGTTTATTTACTTTATCTGCAAGAATTCTTGTAGCTTGCTTCTGAGCTTGCTTTGATTTACTTGTCAGAGTTACTGTAACGGTTCTAGTTTTTTCAGTGTATGGGTCAATGTATCTTTCAAAATAACGATACTTGCCATCTCTTTCCTGAAACCACATATTTGATACCTCATTTCTAAAAAATATGATAAAATGAGTATAAGAAAAAGTCATCACTAAAGATGCTTATTCTATACCGATTTAAGCCCTCCTCCTCGACCAAAACTTGGAGGGCTTTTTTTAGTTCATGAATTGTTCTTTTTTCTTGTCAAATTCTTCCTGAGTTAGTACACCAGCATCTAAAAGAGATTTTAATTTGATTAAGTTATCTAATTTATCTCCAGTTAAACCATCTACAGGTTTATTATTACCATCTATAATAGATTGGATTTTATGGAAAAGGGAATCACTAAATGGCATTACGATAGTGTCGGCAAAAGGAGCATCTCTTGTAATAATCAATGTTCTAGTGACTTCTTGTGATGTTATAGAGGTAGTGTTTTCTTTACCAGTCTTTTTCTTTTTAGCAGTCGCAGCTCCTATTACAGTTCCTACGCCTGGAAGTAAGACAGTACCAACTACCGCTCTTCCAAGAACACCTTTTCTTTTTTCTTTGCCTTTAGATTTTGTTTGGGTTTTCGTAATATCTTGGACTTGCTCGTCCATTCTTACAGATTTCAAAGTATCATACTTAACCGCATATGATTTTCCAATAGCTGAAGGTTTAAGTACAATGATTTGTTGTTCATCACTATAATCAGAACCGCCTGCTGTACCAGTTTTAGAAAGTGATTTAACAAGCATATCATTTTCTGCAAAATAAGCATTTTTTTCAGCTTGAGCCTGCTTCATGTCATCAATTTTATTATTGATTCCATCTCCAAGTTTGTCTAAAAATCCCATTAGTTCCTCCTGCCTAGCTTTTAACGAGGTTCAGAGCTTGCTCGTAGATTAATTTATGCTACACCTAATAGTTCTTGAAATTCTCTCTCAGCTAAGTCATAAAAAGAGTGGTTAAGATGATAGGCTTCTAAAAAATTATAAATATTAATTGACTCAATAATATCAAAATAACTAATATAATCAACAGCAAATTTGTGTATTTGCTCTTTTTTTATTTTTATATTAAGTTCATCCACAAAAATTTCATTTATTGCTTTATACATTTCATTAAATTCTTTTGAAATAATCGAATAAGCAAAATCATACGGACAGCCAGTTATCTCAATGAATAAATTAAAGTGTGAATAATCTCCACCTTGTTTCTCAAACATATCCCAAAGAAGGAGTATTGCTTCTCGATGGGCTCGACTTTCGGTGGGGCTTGTTGTATCACAATCCCCACTTCTGTAATCATCATGGTTAAGTATATGTGATAATTCATGAGCATGATCAAAAGGTCGTGCGTTTTTTTCGTATCCACCTAGACTAAGCAAAGGTGCAACCCAAGCGACTTGATTATTCCAATTCCCCAATCGGTAATCAATATGCTGATTCTCAATTTCACAAATCAGTAAGCTATTTAGTTCCTGTTCATCCATAGCTCACCTCTTATTTATTATTATCTATATCTTTAGCTTTTTGAGTTATTTCATCCCAACGGTCAGCAAACACAAGGCGAATCATCGCTTTATCTTTTTCTGTCAGTGGACGTCCACCAGAAGAAACTAATTTATCCCAAACGGCATCATCATCAGTATTTGCAAGTTCAGATAGGTCTATCGGTTCCGGATTTTCATCAGTTTTATTATCTCTACGCTCAACAAGGTCTGACTTTTCAATTCCAAAATAATTGGCCATCATTTCAATTTTATCAATGCGAGGATAATTTTTAGCTTGCAGCCAATTGCGAACCGTTGTATATTTAATATTCAAATCTTCTGCTAATCTAGCTGAATTTATTCCTTTTTTATCCATATAGTACTGAATGTTTTCAGCCATTACAAGTAAATTTCCTAAATCTGACGGCATACAATTCTCCTTACTGTTTATAAGTAGATTATACAAACAAACAGTAAAAAAGTCAAACATTTTTTAAAAAAAGTAAAAAAAAACAGTAATTTTTCTTGACATCTACTGAAAAACAGTATATAATAAATTCATAAACTTAAGAAAGGCGAAGGTAAATGAGTGAACAAGAACCAGAAAAACTATATTTAGCTCAGTTGAGAGGTAAAAGCAGAATGACTCAAGAAGAAGTTGCAGCAAAGCTTGGTATTTCTAAGTTTACTTGGAGAAATTGGGAAATTGGGAAATCTGCCCCTGACTTATGGGAATTGCAGAAAATAAAAAAACTATTTAATGTCGCGTTAGACGACATTAAAATTTTACCGAAAACTACTGTTTAACAGTTCTTTGGTAGAAGCTGATTACTGTTAGAAAGGAAATTCATAATGAACGAATTAATTAAAATTTCGTCAAATGAAAATGACGAACAAGTGGTAAGCGCAAGAGAATTGTATAAAGGTATAGAAGTAAAAACACGTTTTTCACTTTGGTGGGAACAAAACTCTAAATTTCTCATTGAAAATGAAGATTTTACAAGTGTAGTTTCAACTACGGTTGTTAATAATGGAGCAAGGAGACAACTTCAAGATTATGCTTTAACGATTGATACAGCAAAACATTTAGCAATGCAAAGCCAAACCGAAAAAGGTCGTGAGTACCGCAATTATTTCATTCAAGTTGAAAAAGCATGGAATAGCCCAGATATGGTTATGAAGCGAGCATTGCAAATTGCTGATAAGCGTGTTCTTGCATTAGAATCCCAAAATGAGGAGATGAAACCTAAAGCGTTATTTGCTGATAGTGTTGCTTCTAGCCATACTTCGATTTTAGTCGGTGAACTTGCAAAGATATTAAGAAGTAATGGAGTTAATATTGGAGCGAATAGGTTGTTTGAATGGCTGAGAAATAACGGATACCTCATTAAACGAAATGGTAGTGATAGAAATATGCCAACTCAGAAATCGATGGATTTGGGGCTATTTGAAATCAAAGAAGGGACAAGATTACACGCTGATGGGTCCATTGCAGTAACAAAAACACCTAAAGTAACAGGTAAGGGGCAAATCTATTTTGTAAATAAATTTTTACAAGAGGTTGCTTAGAAAGGACTAGGGAATGGCAGAAATAATTCCAATTGCAAAAGTAAAAGTTGTAGAAATTCAATCAGAACCGTATTTAACTGATTCTGGTTTAACCTTACATTATTTTGGCTCAGAACTTGAAATGATGGATTCTAAGGAAATGAAAGAAAAAGCTTTTAAAAAATATCGTCGCCGTATCCAAGAAAATGTTCTTGAATTTGATGAGGAAACAAATGGAGAATTTACACGATATTTTGATGGTAGGGCAACAAATTTATTAGCATTTGATGCTTTCGGAGCATATCAAAGTTATCTCAGAATCTATAAAAAGTTCTCAGACAAGCCTTACAGCTTTAAAGATTTTATTGCTGACAAAAAAATTAATCTTAAAGGAGGTTCTTAATGATTTATATCATCGACCCAGAAACTTATGAGATTTACGCAAAATTTCAAACTAAAAATATTAGAGCTGTTAAATTGATTGCCAAACGCCTAAATGCAGTTATTCGTTAGATAGGAGAAAAAATGTTCGGATTTAAAACAGAAGAAGAAAAAGCTAAGTTAGCTGATTATGACAGACTTTTAGCTGAAAATAAAGATTTGCTAGCTCATGATAAAGCGATGGAAGAAAATCGCAATGAGTGGATGGATTACGCTAAAGATATTGAAGCTAAACTTGAAGCAGTTGAAACAGAATTAATTATTCGTCGTAAAAATGATGAATTACGTCAGAAGTTAACAGTAGCAAAATAAAAAAGCCCGCACGGGAATGCGGACTAAGACGTGATATGTCTTTATATATTTTTATACCTAGATTATATCACGTTTCAACAAAAATAAGAAACGGAGAATTTAAAAATGGCAACCGAAATATCAAAATACTTGAAGCAAGATAATATTATGCAACAACTTTCAGAAACTCTTGGAAGAAATTCAGCTCCATTAGTAACTAGCGCATTGACGGCAATTGCAAATAATTATCAACTTAAGGATGCTACACCAGTAAGTGTACTTACAGCTCTTATGAAAGCAGCAGCATTAAATTTAACAGTTGACCCTAATCTTGGTTTTGCCTACTTAGTCCCTTATAAAAGAAACTTCAAAGAAAATGGTCAGTGGGTAAATGTTACAGAAGCACAATTACAAATTGGATATAAAGGACTTGTGCAATTAGCTTTACGAAGCGGACAAATTAAGTCAGTTAATACTGGAACGATTTATGAATCTGAATTTAAGGGCTATAACAAGATAACTGGAGAATTCACAATTGATGAAACGATTATTCCAGATGAAGACAAAGATGAAGTGGCAGGCTACTTTGCCTATGTGCAACTTGTAAATGGTGGAGAAGTTAAGCAATTTTCAAGAAAAAAACAAATTGAACATTTTGCAAAAAAATATAGTAAAGCTTATAGCTATGATCTTGATAATAATAAAAAATCAAGCCCGTGGTCCACAGAATTTAATGCTATGGCAGAAAAAACTGTTCTTAAACAAGTTCTTAAATTTGTCCCAATGTCACTAGAAATGCAAGAAGCAGTATCAGTTGATGAAAATGATATGAAATGGGCGAAAAGGGTTGATGAAGAGACAGGACTCGAAATACCTGACCAACAGCAGATTGAAAACTTCGATAAAGATGACTATGCTGCCAAAAAAATGGAAGAATTAAAAGCTCAAAGTCAAAATAAAGAGCCAAAAGAAGTAACAGCGGAGGATTTCTAAAATGAGTGAAGTTATTGAAAACCAAGAAGTAAAAGATATTCAAATTGAGTTTAAGCCGGCGGCTATCAATATTCTTGAAGAAGAAAAATTCGAAGAATATATTGATAAAGTTGTTGCTGAGTATAAAGGACATGTTCCAAAAGCAGACAATCTAACAGTTGACAGAAAAACTCGTGCAAAACTAAACGGACTTATGACTAATCTTGAAGCTCGTCGTAAAGAAATAAAAAAAGAAATTAATGTTCCTTATACTGAGTTTGAATCTTGGTATAAGAAGGCAATTAAACCAATGCAAGATGTTACATCAACAATTGATGCAGGAATCAAAAAAATTGAAGCTGAGCAAAAAGAAGCAAGAAAAAAAGTTGTTCATGAATTGTTGGTTGAACTGACAACAGACACAGAAGTAGATTCACGAATCTTTGAAAACTTTGTTGATGACTGGGCCAAAGCATCAAACTTTAATGATATTAAACCGAAAAAGCTGCTTATTGATTCTATTACTTATGTTATTGATGGGGAAAAGCAAAAAATTGCTGAATATAAAGCAAATAAAGATACGATTTCAAACTTTTGTTTTGGAAATAATGTCAGTGATACACCCTATATTCGGATGCTTGATAGTGGAAAATCTGTCAGCGAAGTAATGTCAGCAATTTCTGAGGACGTTCTTTTTGAAAAACAGCGAAAAGAAGCTGAGGAAAAACGAAAAGAAGCAGAAAAACAAAGACAAGCCGAACTTAAAAAACAACAGCAAGAATTTGAAACAAGAAAGCTTGAAGCGTCTTTTAATAGCGATGCTTCAGTATCAACTAAAATCATTCAGAGTGAACCAGAAAAAACAAAATCTAATCCTGATGAAGAAATAGCTGAAGTCTCTGGAGCTGAAATCGTTCAAAAGTATAGAGCGGTAATTGAAATTTGTTTTTCAAGTCTTGAAGAAAAAAATAAATGGAAGCAAGTTATGGTTGATAATGGTTTTGGAGATTTCAAAGCAAAAGAGTTTGGGAAAATCTAAACTATGAGCAATAATTCCGCAGTCCTCAATAATCCTAAGCGGATAGATAGAACTAAAGTATATAGTTCAACTTTAAGCAAGGCTACCTTGGGCGGTAGTGCTCGTATTTAGTCAGCCTGAGCAAGCTTTCAACTGCTCCCGCTTTTGCGGTAGGAGGTCAAAATGGTCTATGACGATTATATGATTAAACGATACATGGAAAAATACAGTTGTGATTACGATACAGCAGTAGAGCTGTTTAATGATATTGATTGAAATAAAAAATAACGGAAAGGAGGGGAAATGAGTAAAAGAATCATTGAAACAAGTTTTTGGACTGATGAAAAAGTCATTGATAATTATTCTCCAGAAGATAAATATTTCATGCTTTATTTGCTGACAAATCCCAAAACAACTGCAATAGGAATATATCCATTGCCGATTAAAATAATTGCATTTGACATTGGATACTCAAAAGAGAGCGTTCTGACACTAATTGAAAGATTTGATAAAACTTACAAAAATATTGTGTATGACGCAAAAACTCAAGAAATCGCCGTATTGAATTCTTTAAAATATACTATCTCAAAAGGTGGAAAACCTGTTGAAGATATGATTAACAGGGAATTAAATGCAGTAAAAAATTCTGATTTAATTGAGAGCGTTTATAAAAATATGTTGGATTGGTGGTCTATTTCGGATAGAAAGTTTGACGAACTTATTAAAAGTTCATTTGAAAAAGAAATTTCTAAAAGAAAAGAAGCAAAAGAAAAGAATGCTAATACTAATGTTAATGCTGATGCTAATGCTAATACCGATTCGGTGGACGATTCGTACCACGATTCGTTAAAACCGCATAACAGCAACAACTACGACACTTTTAATTTTTCGAACGAATCGTATAGCGAATCGCCTAACGAATCGTCAAATGAGAAAACTGATTTTCAATACTTAATTGCACTTTATCAAGAAAACTTTGGAATAGTAAAACCAATTCTTTATGATGATTTGAAAGCTGATTTAAAAGATTATGGTCTTGAGTTAATTATTGAAGCAATCAAACGAGCAGTAAAAAGACAACGTGAGTATGCCTATGCACAAGGCATTCTAAAATCTTGGAATCGTTCAGGAATAAAAACACTTGAGCAGGCAAAAGCTGAGGAAGTGAGCTTTCAAAATAAATCTCAAAACAATCAGAATAAATTTCAGCAGCAAAAGCCAGTCAAACCAGCTCCTAGTTGGTCAAACCCAAGTTATAAAAACAAAACAACGACAGAAGATTTAAGAAAATTAGAAGAGCTTCGCCAAGAATCGCTGAGTAAGCTGTCAACAGATAAAAATTAAAGGAGTTTTTATGCCACGTATACCAAAAGCTGCTAGAGCAAAGCAAAAGGATAAACATCGCAAAAAAATTGCTAAGAAAATCAAGCAAAATAAACGTGAAATGGAAAAATGGAATGAAATCATTAAAAGAAAAAGAGTTGATGAGGAGTAAAGGCTCTGAAACGCTTAAAAAATTAAGTGATAAAGACGAACCTTGGTTTCACAAGGATTTTCACAAAAAAATTAAAGACTTAGGAAAAACCAAAAATGAAAAAAACAAATAAAAAATTAATCACAACAGCAGTAGTCGCAGCAGGAATCTTTGGTTCAGCAACTTTTGGAGCTTATGCAGCTAATGCATGGTCAGGACATCAAAATATGGTCGCTGTGCAACAGAACATCTCTATCTTGAAACAACGCTTGCTAGACCGGAACGAACAGCTTAAACAGGCTAATAATAGCTCACAGCAATATGCAGACCAACTGAATCAATTGAACAACCAAATTAACCAGTTGAAAGACCAAATCAATCAAGATAACTCAAACTTGCAAAATCAAGCTGCTGGATATCAAAATCAACTGAACGCACTCAATCAACAAAAAGAAGAAGTTGTTAGACAATTAAATCAAGCGAACCAAGATAAAGTGAGCATGGCGCAACAGATTAATGATTTGAACTCAAAGCTAACTGCCGCTCAACAAAAAACTGACGAGCTATCACAAGCTGTTACTGATGCGCAACAGACTAAAGACTTGTCAGACGACGCTGTCAATGCGACGAAGTGAGGGATGAGATGATACCAAAATTAAGAGCTTGGGATAAACAAGATGAGGGTATGAGTTATGGAGAGGTTGAATATTTCGACGATAGTATTAATTATCGTTTTGACCATTTCTGTACTGGCGCTGATGAAGACGTTGAATTTATGCAGTCGACAGGATTAAAAGATAAAAATGGTACTGAGATTTACGAAGGTGACATAGTTATACTTCAAGAAGGTCATTCATCGTATTACATTGTTGAATGGCATCATGGGGGAATGTGGGTATTTCGTTACATGAATGATAAAAAACAGTATTACGCACTCAATACAATACTTGACTTTTTAGACTATTCATCGTTTGAATGCAAAGTCATCGGAAATATCTATGAGAACCCTGAATTATTGGAAGGAGCAGCTAGATGAAACTAAGCGATAAATTATATTTTAGAAACAGATTCTAGAAATTCATACGCTATTTGGCGTAACGAAGCATAATGGAGGTTACCCATAAATTCTCCATATGATTCTATTTCATTACCTTCTTCGTCTTTAGTGTAAATGACTGCTCTCCATCCATCTGTATTTTTAGAAAAATTATAAAATGTTTCACTCAAAGTTCCGTCGCTGTGAGCACCACCACCTTTATTAGCGATTTGCATGACGAGTTGTTTTCGAGTGATTGTATTTGAACCGTTTCTATAAATTGGCTGAGTCCACCATTTATTAAATTCAACCCAATCTTTGATTTCGCTTGTGTTTAGAAAAGGCAAGAAAACAGGGTCATTCTCAGCAGGACTAAAACTTATACCTACTAAACAATAGTCTGGCATTAAATTTTGAGGATCAATTGGATAAGCGGTATTTAAAAATTTTATGTTCTTGTATCCCAAATGCGATAAAAGACTTGTACTCTGTTTAGTATCATGAAGCATAACTCTTAATCGAGTAGCTATATCTATGGAAACAAATTTTTTACCTGCATCGTAGTTATCACAGGAAAGTTGTAGCATTTGGATGTTTTCTTGAAGTTCTTCGAATAGTTCTTCATTAGTTTTTATGTGATTTGTCATTGTAACTTCCTTTCTACAAAATATGATAACACAAACTCCAAAAAATAAGAAAGAGGTTAAAACATGGAAAAAGATAAGATAGATAAATTATTAAATAACATTCATAAATTAATTACTATAGATAGAGATTATAGTGAAAATTCACGTTTTATATTTAAAACACTTTCTGAAATATTAAACGGAAAGAAAATAGTAACAAAAAAAGAAATTAAAGATAGAGTATTGGAGGACACGAAAAATGACTAAGTTTGAATTACCTGAAAAACCAAAGAAAACGAACACGTCAGAAGACTTTAATAATTTGAGAAAAGCCGTTGATGAGCTGGATAAGTTCGATTACGCTTGGAAAACATATGCTAATAAAGCTGACCGCAGAATAAATGCTGCAAATAAGCATATTGAAGAATTAGAACGAGTAAACCAACAATTGGTAGCTGAAAACTTAAGTGTCAAAACATTGGTTGATAGCGCAAAACAACAGCAAGCCCTGCCAGTCGTGCCTGAGTGTGTGGCGGAATTTATTGAAGATTGTAAAAAAGAAGGGGATTGTTTATTCGGTGTTTTTGCAGACGCAACAAGAGTTGAACACGATATGCCCGATTTGGTTTATTTTTGGCTGGGCGATGAAGGTAATAACGATGAGTTATTCGCTCGTGCATGGCTTGACGGCTATCAAGTCGAAAAACCGCAGCTTTTCTATTTGAAGCACATTGATATGAGTAAAGCAGATAAAGAATGTGATTGGTACCTGATTACTGATTGTGTGAAATTGTGTCATGAATGGGTAGGAAAAAATCTTAAACCAAAGGATGATGATTTCAAATTCACCCAGCAAGAAATCGACAGCATGGAAACCGGGAGCTATGAACAGATTGAGGTGGCGGAATGAGTGAGAAAAAATATTATGTGTTTCTTAGTCCGTTAAATAATGGAAACAAGCCGTTTTTTCAACTCGTAAAGCACGGATTTATAGGCGAATTAGTTGGTTTTGCTAAATGTAATACCAAAAATAAAAATGGTCGATACGAAAATAAGTACTCTAGATTCACAAAATCAGAACTTGGTAAAATCATGGGCGGTGTGATTTATAAAGGGTGTATTTTGCCAGATGGGCATGAGTTTAGTTCGGATTGTAAGCCATGGATTAACCCAATCATTGAACTTGTGCCTGTGGAGGACGGAGAATGAGAAAGCAAACAACATGTTATAGCTGTGATAAACCAATCGAACCTGAATGGCTTCCAGAAGGAGAATTTATTGTATGTGATGAATGCTCTTCAGACACTGACGAAAAAACCGTTGAAAAACTCCAAGAACAGCTTAACACTGCGAAAAAAGCACTGACAGAAATAGCTTCGACCAGACAAGGAATTTGGCGAGGAGGCACCTTGGTCGGATATGAAGCAACAGAAGATGCACAGTTTGCGATTGACGCACTCGCAGCGATTGGAGGGGATGATGAGTAAAAACAAATATTTTGTTGATGAGTATGATGACGGAGAATTGCTAAGTACTACTGATTTTGATGATTTCAATAGTGCTTTGAAGTTTTATGCAATGAAGTGGAAGTGGGGATATTCCGCTAGACTTTTCCGAAACGTCTTAGATTTGGACGGAAATACCATCAAAACTGAACGATTTGAATACACTTGGAAATAAAGGGAGCGGCGATGAGTGAAGAAATTCAAGGTTGGAGAGATATTATCCAACAAAACGGGAAAATAAAACAACCCCAGCTCACGATTCCGAAAAGCATTGCGGAACGTTTAATTAATTTTATAGAAATTAATCATGGAACTGATTTCTTGATTGAAGAATTACTTGATTTTAAAAATATGGAACGAAGCCACTGTTTTGAGCCTGACCTTAAACTGCATGATTTTTTACAAAATAATACAAACATCTGCGTTCTATACCTCGCAGGCAAAGCCCTCGGAGTTGATTTAGTGAAAGTGGGAGAGGGATGAAAGTATATGTTTTAACTGCGGACACCTATGATGAAGGTTATGGCTCATCTATAATACTTTTCGGAGTATTCTCGACCGAAGAAAAAGCTCAAAAACAAGCTGATGAAATGGAATTGGATTATTATGACATCTCTCGTGTGAATATTGATGAAAATGTAGAAAATATCTACTTAGGAGGATATATTGAATGACCGACAAACTAATATCGCTGGTCAATGACTGGTGGGGAGGTATTGAATGAATCCAAGAATAAGTGAACTGTTTGACGAGCTAGATTTTATAACAAGTATAGCCAACAATATACATGCTGGTAGTCTATTTGCTTCTGAAAGTATTAGAGAGAAACTTCTAATAAAAGCAATTGATAACCTGCGTGAAATAGATTTTATTAGATACTCATTAAACCCACAGATTCCAGAACCTTGGGCTAGTATGACAGCTGATGAAATTATAAAAGGATTAGGAGTATATAGATGAAACTTTTGTGTAAGCTGTTCGGGCATAAGTGGTCGGAATGGAGAGTATATTTATTTGGCATTAATGAAGAGCGCTTTTGTCGGCGTTGCTACATTACAGATAAACGCTTAAACCGCTCAGACCTTGACGAGTCAGGGAACGTGTTCCCTGAAAAATGGCTTGATAAACACATGGATTGAACGCAAAAAAAGCCCAAATCAAAGATAAGGGCTTCGGGGGATTAACAAAAATTAACGTGAGGATGTGTCCATGCAAGATAAACAAGGTCTAACCTGGAGTGATGGATATATTTCTTTAACATATTCCATGGCATCAAGGTCATTTTCAAATTGTTTATTAATAAGATACGAATCAGTGACTGTCGGACGATTGGGGCAAGCACCTTTGTGTACTTCATGATAACCGCTAAAGTCGCCAGTTTTATTTACAACATAACTCATGATTAAATCCTCCTTCAAATAGTTATATTCTATTATTTTAAAACTATTGATAACCAAGTACAAGCAATATGATTTAAATAAAAGGAAATATAAAAAAGCCCAAGCTGACCTAGCTTGAGCGAAATACTGAACAATATTGCGAATTTTTTTGGTCTTAAATATTATAGCACATATAACTATAATTTATTCCAAAATAAAAATGCCCGAATTGACCAAATTCGAGCGGGTGTGATAAAAAATATTTTCTATATTTTTTTGTGGTCACACGTATTATATCATACTGAGCTAGGAACTCGCTAAACTCAACTGGAGGAGAAAAAATGATTGCAAATATAATTATCATAGCCTATGTGCTATTCATGATTCTTGGCCTGTTCGTTACACCTTACGCAATTGGAAAGCCAAGAAGCCCAATAAGTGTTGGAACTGCAACCTTTAATATATTATTTGGAATTGCGTTTCTAATATCATTATATTTTAAATTAATTAAATAAACAAAAAAGCCCGCTGGGAACGGGCTCAATTAAAGGATTTCTAACTTAATTATACCACAAAAGGAGAATTTGATGAATGGCAGATAAGTTAGATAGAATTATTGGAGATTACTTGACAGGGAAGTTAGCAGCAAATATCAAAGCTAGAGAACTTGATTTAAGGGCTAGAAAACCTACAGATAATCTTGGGATTAGAACACAGTCACTTGGAATAGCACCGCAAGAGTCGGAATTTTTAAGAGTTGAGGAAGATGAACTCAATGGCATTCTTGGGAAAATGAAAAGGCAAAAAGAAATACTTGATATGTTCTGGGATGTGGAATGTAGTGAGACGAAACAAGCTTTACTTCTTCATTATCAGCAAAGAATGACATGGTACGGAGTAGCTCAAGAGATGTTTGTAGGTGTTACCACATTATGGCGTTGGAACAAATCTTTTAAAGAAATGATTAGACCTTATTTGTAAGTGGTGAAATCGTGAAATGTTTTTGAATGATTCGTTGAATTTTACCCCGTGTTTTAAGTGGTATACTTATATCATGGTTTAAGACGACGAGCCAATACTCATAATTCTCCAAGTGATAAAAACTGCTAGAAATAGCGGTTTTTTTGTGTAGATTTTAGAAAGGAGGAGACGGTTGGGACGTTTAAAAGATAAAAGAAAAGAAGATTTTGCCAAAGAATTTGCTAAGTCTGGAAATCTTTATCAATCAGCCCTGTCAGCAGGATACTCTGAAAGTTATGCTAAATCGCAATCTTATAAATTGTTGGAAAATGTTGGAATCTCTGAAAGAATTAAAGAAGTCCATGCAGAGATAGAAAAAAAGCTAATTGAACGCTCCGAACTTGAACCTCCAATGTCTGATGAAGAATTGCTCAGCATTCTTTATAGTGTAGCGAGAAGAAGACCATTTCAAGGAAGAAGTATGGTTTCAGTAACTCAGAAGGGTAAAACTAATGAAAAGACTACTGAATATCAATACTCTCCTACTACAGAGGAACAGCTTGCTGCAGTAGATAAATTAGCAAGAATCCGAGGAATGTACTCAGATAAACTTGAATTAGAAGGAAATATGGATTTGAAGGTGGTGGTTGATTATGGCGATGATGACGAAAACGAAGCGTCAACTGACAATTAGAGTGCAGTTTAATCGCAATTTTCAAGAGTATAATACTACTAAAAAAAGATATCGACTAGCAAAAGGTTCAGCTGGTTCTGGTAAGTCAGTCAATACAGCTCAAGATTATATTATAAAATTGGGTGATATGAGATATAAAGGGGCTAATCTTTTATGCGTTCGTAAGGTTGCAGAATCTAATAAAGATAGTACCTATGCTGAGTTAAAATCAGCTATATATAAAATATATGGTAGTGATTATAGAAAGTATTGGACAATTAAAGCTAGTCCAATGTCACTTGAATCTAAAATAACAGGAAATCAAGTTATATTCCGTGGTATGAAAGATGATGGACAGCGTGAAAAAGTTAAATCTATTACTTTTGATAGGGGAAAATTAACTTGGATTTGGGTTGAAGAAGCAACAGAACTTTATGAAGCTGATGTTGATATTCTTGATGACCGTTTGCGTGGTAATCTTGATTTTAATACTAATCTATATTATCAAATGACATTTACTTTTAACCCAGTATCTGCAAACCATTGGCTCAAAGCTAAATATTTTGATGTTAAACACCCTGATATTTTCACTCATCAATCAACATATCTACAAAATAGATTCATTGATGAAGCTTATCATCGTAGAATGTTGATGAGGAAAGCGCGTGACCCTGATGGATATAGGATATATGGATTAGGAGAATGGGGAGAAGCTGGAGGTCTCATTTTAACTAATTATACGGTTGAAGAATTTGATAGGAATCCTGCTCAATTTGATTATATGATTAATGCTCAAGACTTTGGATTTAACCATGCAAATGCAATTGGTGAAATCGGGTTTAAAGATGGGGAGCTATATCTTTGCAGAGAGATTTATGAGTTCGAAAAAGACACAAGCGAGCTTATTCAAATTGCCAACAGCCAAGGAATCAATAAAAAACTTAGAATGTTTTGTGATTCTGCCGAACCTGACAGAATTAAGATGTGGCGAAAAGCTGGCTATTATGCTGAACCAGTTGTTAAAGAACCAGGTAGTGTTGCAGCGCAAATTGATTACTTAAAACAAACCAGAATTCATATTCATCCTAGCTGCGTAAACACCATTAAAGAAATACAACAATGGAAATGGCAGAAAGACGAAAAGACAAATACTTTTCTTGATAAGCCTGTCAATTTCTTTGACGATGCGATGGCTATGTTACGTTATTCTATTGAGTTAGAGCGTAGAAAAGGTCAGCAAGGACGAAAACGTAGAAAGAATAGAGAAACTGCATTTTAACCATTAAATTTACTCTTAGGTTTTGATATAATAACAAAAGATAAACGAATAGGAGTATTTTACAATGGAGAAAAAATATCAAGTTTTTATCTCATCAACTTACACGGACTTAATTGAAGAACGACAAAAAGCTGTTGAAGCAATACTAAGTGCCGGCCATATTCCAGCAGGAATGGAATTGTTTCATGCAGGAGATGAAACTCAAAAAGAATTAATAAGTGAGTGGATAGAGGACTCAGATATTTATGTTCTTATTTTGGGAGGTCGATACGGTTCCTTAGATAGTGACGGTATGGGCTACACCCATTGGGAATATGAAAAAGCGAAAGAACTTGGGAAACCGTTTTTCTCTTTGGTTTTAACAAAAAATTATCTTAATAATAAAGTATTATCTGGGAAACTTCAGGCTACGGATTTATCTTATGATGATGCTAAACTTGTTGAATTTAGAGATGAGGTCAAAACTAAAATTGTTTCTAATATTGATAATATTGATCAAATTGAAGCGGCAGTAATAAAATCTATCAATAGGACTATAAAAAAGTATGAAAATAATTTAGAGGGGTGGATTAAAGGCAGCAGCTTAAAAGAATTGGAAGAATTACGTGAAGAAAAACAAAAACTTACTTCTGAATTAGTCAATCAGCAAGGTGAAGTGATTGGAATGCAGAAAAAAGCTAAGCCTGTAAAAGACGATTATATTGGGGAATTTTCATTTGAGGCAATACGAGATGTTTTAAGTTCTACTTTAATAGAAAAAGACCAATTAGATGAAGCCCTTGATGAAGTAGAGCATAGGGGAAGAAATTATTTTTCAAACCAACTTGAACTTGATGAGTATATATCAGAAGTCAGACTTAGTAAAATTGATTCATCTCTAGCCTATCTTTTAGATAGGAAAAGTGATTTGTTATCTAGTAATTTTGAGCTAGATAATGGATTTCCAGTAGATAATTTGATAAGCAAATATTATGTATCAACTTGGGAGCAATTTTCTTTGGTAAAAAAAATTATAATAATAGATAATACTTCCAGATATCAATTAACTGAAGCTGGTAAGAAATTTATTTCAATGGCGGATATCTCATCTGTTCAGGATAATGTAAAATAATAAATATAGAAGTCTAGAAAATACTAGGCTTTTTTTGTACCTAAAAGGAGGTGATAAATTGACATCTAAAATTATTAGTGGTGGGAAATCTGGTGGAATTCCCAAGGGTTTAAAGAAGCAGGGTATTAGGGCAGATGAAAGCAGGATATTAACTTCTGTTATCAAAGACGAAAATGGAGAACAGAGTTTTAGAAGAGATTTAACTTTAATTAGTCCTCCTTATGATATTGCTGCCTTGAGAGATGTTGTTGATAATAGCAATATCCTCAACCAATGTATCGAGGCTTATGCGACTAATGTCGCAGGTTTTGGTCTTGATTTAAGATATAAAATGGATGATTCCAACGAAAATGAGGAAACAAAAGCAGAATGGGATATTCTTACAGAATTACTCAATGAATTAAGTTTTGAACGTCCGCCTAAGGAAATTATCCAAGAAGTTATTCGTCAAGTCGAAGAATGCGGAAACGGATATTTTGAAGTAATCAGAAATGGCGTTGGTCATGTTGTGGGAATTGATTCAATCAAGCCTGAATTTATGACAGTTACCAAGCAGAATGTAGTAACTAATGACCAAGGGCAACAAATTAAGGTTAGATATTTTAATTATCGCGATAACTCAGATGATAGCAACGTAAACTCTGGGACTTGGTTTAAGACTTATGGTGATACAACGCCACTTGATACGAATGGTTCTATCGGTAACGGAACAGCAACCGAAGTTATCCACATTAAAATTGGAGATTTCCAAAGCCCTTATGGCGTTCCAAGATGGATTGGACCGCTGATTAAAATTATTGGTAATCGTAAAGCTGATGAGCTGAATTATCGTTATTTTGTACAAGGTCGGCACATTCCGCTGGCAATCATGCTTGAAAATGCTCAACTTACACAAGCAAGTGAAGCAACTTTGAAGAGTTATGCTGATTCAATTGGTGGCGAAGAAAATCAACATAAGTTTATTCTGTTAGAATCTGAAAAAGTTTCGCCATCAGAAGATGCGGCGGGTTATGCAGAAGATAAAAGTAAGCCATCAATTAGAGTTGAACATCTTGCTGATGTTTTACAAAAAGATGCACTTTTTCTTGAATATGATGAGAATGTCACTCAAGCTGTTTTAGGGGCGTTCAGGCTTCCTCCGATATATGTGGCAAAGACTACTGACTATAACCGAAACACTGCTGAGACTGCAAAAGAATTGACAGAGGAGCAAGTTTTTCAACCTTTACGTGAATCCTATGCTTGGCGTATTAATTCTTTATTTAAAGAGTATGACCTTAAATATGTTGAAGTTTATCTTAAAGCGCCAAAAATTAAGAACATGGATGATGTTACTAAGTTTATTCAAGTTGCAAATTCTGCTGGTTCAGTTGCTCCAAATGATTTGCGTGGCCCTCTATCTGATGTGCTTGGTTTACCTCTGGAGAACTTTGAGGGTGATGAGTATAATTTACCGACCAAACAGTCCAACGCTCAAAATGGGCTAAATAATGAAGATGTGGACGTATCTAAAGCATACGGTGCAGAAACAGGGGCAGAAATAGCAGCAGGCATCCGTAAAATGATGCGGAGGGCGCTTGATGAATGATGCGGAGTTAATTCAGAAGTCGTTAGAACTATCAGCAGAGGAAAAAGAAGAGCTGATTAAACTTTTAAGAAAAGCAGGTTTTAGCTTTACCGAAACTCTTGCAGATAATATATCTGATATTGAACAGGAATTAGAGGATATACTTCAAGAAGATTATGAACAAGTTGCACCAATCTTGGAAGAATTAGCTCTGAAAGATAAAAAACCAAGTCGGAAAATGATTTTAGCAGCACTTGCAGCTAGAGTTTTCATTAGTAAAATGTCCGAAAGAGTCAATCCAAAAATAAAACTTTCTTACGTAACGCTTTTTGATAAATTCAATATCAAATATAAAGGAAAGAGTGAATTCAACCCTAAAAGCCGTCATTCAAAAGAAATTGATAAATGGCTTAAAGGTTTACCAAAATTAATGGACCTAACTTCTAAAGAGAGGTTCATTTTTCTTGTTCAATCCTCGTATGACGAAGGAAAGGGCATTAAATGGCTAGAGCGTAACCTCTCTAAACTAGACGAGTTTGGACATAGCAGAGCAAGAACTACATCAATTACTGAGGTTTTGAGAATGTACTCAGGTTCTCAGTATGAAGCGATGATGTCCAATCCGAACATAGTTGGAAAGGAATGGAGGCATACTAGTGGTATAGGAGAACCAAGAATGTCACACGGACAGGCAGACGGAACAGTTGTTTCAGTTGACGATTTCTTTATTATTGATGGCGAAAGAGCTAGGTATCCAAGAGACCCTCAATTATCGCCAGGTAATTCCATCAGCTGTCATTGTTTCATGAATCCTGTACTTGCTGATAAGTACACCAAAGGAGGAAGTTAATGGATAAATATGTGATAAACATTCATTCCAAAAAAACATTTTGGTTTAGCTTTTGTTTGTTCAAATTGAAAATCATGGCAATTGTAAACAAAAATAAGGCTCAATCTTTTGCTGAATGGATTTTGGATGATATGGAAGAAAATTTTAGCCGTTATGTCAAAATTAAACAGAAAGGATAAAAATGCGAAAGCTAGAAAATGTAAAAGTTACTCACGTTTCGTATGTTGATAAAGCAGCAAATAAAAAGCAATTCTTCTTGACTAAATCTGCTAGTGAACCAACTTTTGAAACGACAGTAAAACTTTTGACAAAATCTGATGACCCTCAAAAGCTAGTTTATGGAGTTGTCTATGAGCCTGATGTAGAAGATGCACACGGCGATTTTATGGACGCTGAAACAATTGAAAAAGCAGCACATGGATTCATGGAAGAATATCAAAACATCGATAAGCAACATGATTTTAAAACGAATGCTGGTAAAGTTGTCGAAAGTTATGTTGCTCCAAGTGATATGACCGTAGGTGATACTGCTATTGCTAAGGGAACTTGGGTTCTTGTAACAAAAGCTACAGACGAACTTTGGGAATCAATTCAAAAGGGAGAATTTACAGGATACTCTCTTGCTGGAACAGCAGAGGTCGAAGAAGTCAAGAAACAGACTAAAGATCGTTATATCAGGAATGAACCTTCAAGAAATTTAATTGCTGCGATTGATGCCTTTTATCAAACTGCAAATCGATTAATATGGGATGGCGATGAAGAATTACCAGATACTTACGATAGTATTATCGCTGAAGCCAATGAATTCATTGATGTGATAAACCAGTTAAAAGAAGGTAATGGAATAGTGAAATCAAAAGGACTAATTGATACAGTTAAGTCTTTTTTTAATTTAAAAAAACAGGAGGAAGTCGAAATGACTAAAGAAGAACTTAAAAAAGCACTAAGTGATGCTTTTGCACCAATCAATGACCGTTTGGAAGCATTGGAAAAAGCTACAAAAACCCCTAATGCTGACCCTAATGCTGACCCTAAAGATGACAGCAAAAATAAAAAAGTTAAAACTGATGATGAAACAGCGCTTGATGCGAAAGCAGTAGCAAAAGCAGTTTCTGATGCAATTGCTCCAATGGCTGGACGTCTTGAAGCACTAGAAAAAGCTCGTATCAGCAATGCTAATGAAATTATTTCAGAAACAGTTAAAAAGTCAGAAACACCAAGTTATGTTGATGCACTTTTCCCACTTGAAGATTAAAGGAGATAAATAATATGAACAACACAGAACTTTTACAAAAACAATTTGCTGCTATTTCTAAAGCAGGTAACGATGTGACACTTCGCTCTGACAATGCGCGTGCATTTGTTTTGGACGTCGTTTCTGGACAAGCAACTCTTCAAAAATTGCCACCTTACTTTGCTAAATCATCAACAGGTTCTATCGATAAACTTGGTGTTAGACGTCGCACAATGCGTACTCACCAAGGAACAGCCACTAATCCTACAGGTACAAATATCACTGAAGAATCTTCAGTACCATTTACTCTTTCACCATTTTTCGTTGATGCATGGATTGAAAATAGTAACGTATTTTATACTGCTCAAACTCGTGGTCAAGATGTCCGACAAGCGTTGACAACTCTTATGCAACAACAATTTGGAGCTGATTTACAAGACCTTGCCTTTAATGGAGATACTGCATCAACTGATGAATTCTTGAAACAAAAGGATGGATTCATTAAAAAAGCGCAAGCAGGAGCGGTTGTTAAACTTACACCTACTGCGCTTCCAACAATCGAAACACTTACTACTGATGTTGTGGGAGGATTCGAAAGCAAATACATCAACTCTAACTTCAAGTGGTTTATGTCATTGAAAACTTCAACTCATTATGTTGCTGAGATTCAAAACCGCAATACAAATCTTGGAGATGCTGCCGTTGTTGATGGAAAATTAACAAATATTGCAGGTTTTGCTGTTGAAGTAGTAGAAAACTTCCCAGATGGCGTTGTCCTCTTCTCTCCATTTGAGAACTTGACTCCAGTTCTTGGATATGAAGTTACAATGCAGACGGCTGCTGCTGATTCAACATCAATCGCTAAACAAGCAACTTATCATTTTGTTTTGACATCAGCCGACTTCGTAATCCGTGAACTTAAAATGGTTGGTATCGTTACTGTAACACCCTAATGTTCCCCAAGAACCAACTGGGGTAACGTTGGATAAGACAACAATAAGTTTAGTTGTTGGAGGTACTGAAACATTGAAAGCTACTGTCCTACCAGTAGATGCTGATGATAAAACAGTAACCTTTACTTCTAGTGACCCTACAATTGCTACTGTCACTCCTAAACAAGGTAGTGTAGTTGGTAAAGCTGCAGGCACAACAAAAATTACTGGAACAACTGCTAACGGATTAACCGTTACATGCGATGTTACCGTAACTGCTTAATAATTCTGATAAAAGGAGTGGTTTATGCCACTCTTTTTTTGGAAAGGAGGTCAAATGGAATATGTAGACAAAACTTACTATGATGAAACTTATGAAGGAGAATTACTGACAGATGTTGAATTTCCAAAATTTAATAAACGCTCTCAGGATATCATTGATTCTTTGACAAGTTATCAAATACCTCAAATTGGCTTTGATAATTTAAAAACAAATGTCCAAGATTTAATCAAAAAGTCTGTTTGCGCTCAAATTGAATACTTCAAAGTCGAAGGCATTGAATCAAATGTAAATGGCGTAAGTTCATCATCTCAAAGTGTTTCAATTTCTGGCTTTAGTTATTCTTCAAGTCAACCTTCTTCAAGTAAGCAAACAAATAGAGTATCACCCAGTACATTAATGTATCTGGATGGAACGGGTCTTTTAGTCAAGAAGGAGGTGAAAATAAGTGTTATTTGAACCAATCCCGAAAAGACTGCTAATTCATGAAGTAACCTACACAGAACCGTCAAACGTTGGAGATGGTTCTATGGGAGGTGGCTCTAATCCTAAAAGCACAGTAATTAAGAATGTACGATTTACTCCAACTCGAAAGAAAGTGACTAAATCTGATAATACAGAAGCATATACAAATGGCATTCTGTTTATTGATTCAGTAAACTCTAGTCCTTTCATTGATATTAATGAGGGAGGAAAAATAACTTTTAAAAATAAAAAGTTGAATATTATAGGTTGTCTTGAAGCTTATACTGACCAAGAAACCCCTCATCATTTGGAGGTACAGTTACAATGAGTGTTAAATTTAAAGGAAATTTTAGCAGAGTTGACAGTGCAATTAAAAAGGCACTCAATCCAGCAAGTGTAGAGTTTGCTAAAAAAGCCAATAAGTATGTCAAAAAAGATACTGGAGCAACTGAATCAAGCGTTTGGAGCGCTAGTAACTTTGATAAAGGGCAAGTAATCTGGGATACAGATTATGCTGCTTATGCTTATTATACTGGTACCCCATCAAGGGAACATAATCCAGATGCCGAGCAAAGGTGGGGAGAAGTTGCAAAGACACGAGATATGCAAGATATTATAAGAGTTGCTCAAAATGCTATTAAGGAGAATCTTTGATGGATATATTTTCAGTTCTCTCTAATCGTTTGCGAACTTTACAACTAGAAACACCACGATTAACCGATAACGGCCGCCAAATTATCCAAGAGGATAATCCTCCACAAGATAATGAGCGTGACATATCGCTTCAATCTGTGGCGTCTGGACAAGGGATAAAAGACCTTTCTCTTGGTAGGGAAATGTCTTTTTTAGTCCAAGTCACAATAAAAAATACTGACCAATTGCAAGCATACAATGATGCGTGGAAGATAGCCGATGATTTTGATAGATTGCCCCGTTATGAAAATAATGAATTGGTAACTCTTGAATCAGGAGATGGTTCTTTTTTCTTTGATTCTAGTTCAGTTTATACTCAACCAAGAAATCTTGGTAAACAAGAACATGATGCCTATCTTTATGTTTTAACGCTTGCATTAAATATTAGAAAATAAGGAGAAAAATAAATGACTTATACAGGATTTGCTTTAAATTATCTTAATAAGTACGAAATCGGAGCAGCAGGAACTGTTGACCCTGTCACAGGTAAAGTAACAGCACCTACTCAACTATTTGAACTAGCAGAAGGCATTCAATCTGTCGATTTAAAAAATGATGAAGATTCATCGGATTATTCTTACTATGCCGATAAAGGCGGTAAGCAAACGAATATTTCATCTGTTTCGACAAGTTATGCTTTTAAAGGTCACCGTCGTTATGCTGATAGTGATGCACAATCGTTTATTCGCGAACGACTTGCTAAAACAGGTCAAGACCGTGTTGTCTATTTCAAACATACAGAACCAGATGGACGAATTCTTTCTGGTAATGCCACTCTTTCAGGAATCGTTCATGGTGGTGGGGATGCTGGTGAGCGCGGTAACTTTGAAGCAACTGTCACTTTCAATGGATTGCCAGATGATTCAAAAGCAACATCGGGTAATTAATACAAACATAAAGCTAGAGGGGGATTCCTTCTAGCTTTTATTTTTTAAGGAGAAAAAATGACAAAAAAACAAAATGAAATCGTAGTTGAACTCAAGAAAAACGTCATCCCTACTCGTGTTTTTGGAATCAAGTTTGAAATTAAAATGGGCACTCGATATTTGAAAAAATATACAGAAGAGCTTCCTAAAATTAATGAGCAAATTGAGAGCAAGCGAAAAGAAGTCAAGATTTTAGAAGGTAAAAATGACCTTAAAGCATTATTTGAATTACTTGACTTCATTAAATCAAAAATTCAAGAATACACAGATTTAATTTTGGGTGATGGTGCTTTTGAAAAGCTCTATGATGTTGCAGATGAAGATTTATTTGTAGTTGAAGAAGGAATGCGTCAAGTAACAGAGCAGTTCCAATTAATTCAAACAAAATCTAAAGCTCAATCATTTATTGACGGTAAAAAACGTTAAGACAGGAGGCTTTACATGGTACTTTCTCTTTCATGGAGTCAGCCAGATGTAATTGAAGCCAAAACTGCTGATTATGAAGTTGTAATGGATTTTTCACGAGTTCTGAGGTTATTTGAGCTTTATAAGCAAGATGATATCGATGTATCTGAAAAACTGTTCATTACCATTGAAATGTTCTTTTTAACGCCTATTAATGAGATACCAGAGGAAGACTTTCAGCTAATACTTGAAGGATTAACACAAAAGATAATTGGTGATAATTCTAGGGAAGAAACAGTTGAGAGAGATATGAAAGGCAATATCCTCGAAGAAGAAAAGAAATTTTATGACTTTGAGGAAGACGCTGATTATATCTTTGCTTCATTTATGCAAGATTATGGAATTGATTTAATAAAAGAGCGTGAGAAATCCAATTATTATTGGAATAAAGTTCAGTCTGGAAAGATGTCGCTCGAAAAATTTAGAAATCATACCATGAGTTGGGATAAGTTTAACGCTCTCCTAACTGGGTTATCGGAAACTTCTAAATTTAGGCGCGTGATTGAAATTCGGCAGATGGAAATTCCTGAGAATGCTACTGAAAAAGAACGTAAAGAAATCAAAAAAGCTAAAAGTGCAGTTGCTCTGAAATCAGACCGCGAAAGAATTGAATTCGAAATGATGGATTTAAAAGAGCAACGGGAGTTCATGAGAAGAAAGGAGGAAGAATTAAATGGCCAATGATGGAGCAGTAGTAATTGACGTCTTATTAGATAGTGCAAAGGCAATGACTGAATATAATAAGTTAGGCTCAGTTATGTCTGGCACAGGCAGCGTAATAGGCAGTGCCTTAAAAGCAGGAACCGCTGCAGCAATTGCTGGAACAGCCGCAGTTGGTGTTGCAGCTGTTGGAATTGGTAAGCAAGTTCTTGCCTCCTATGCTGATTATGAACAGTTAGTAGGTGGTGTTGATACTCTTTTTGGCAATGCTTCTAAGACAGTACAAGGATTTGCTGATAATGCATATAAAACAGCAGGGCTGTCAGCTAATGCCTACATGGAAACTGTAACTGGATTTTCAGCTTCTATGGTTGCATCTCTGAAAGGTGATACAGCAAAGGCTGCTGATTACTCTAATCAAGCAGTTGTCGATATGGCAGATAATGCCAATAAAATGGGTTCAAATATCCGGGACATTCAGAATGCTTATCAAGGTTTTGCCAAGCAGAACTATACCATGTTGGATAACTTAAAGCTTGGATATGGTGGTACTCAAGAAGAAATGAAGCGCCTCTTATCAGACGCTGAAAAATTCTCTGGACAGAAGTATGATATTTCTAGTTTTGCTGATGTAACCCAAGCTATTCACGTTGTACAAACGCAAATGGGCATTACAGGAACGACAGCAAAAGAAGCGGCTTCAACTATCAGTGGTTCAATTGATAGTACAAAAGCCGCTTATGAAAATCTGATTACTGGTCTTGGAAATAGCAATGCTAATATCAAACAATTAGTTGATAACTTAATGGGTTCTTTGACCAACGTTATTAACAATATTACTCCTATTATCGGAAATTTGATAACAGCATTACCTCCTGTTATTACAGGTTTGCTAAGTTCAATCGCAAAGCTTCTACCGACAGTATTCTCTACGGTTTCATCACTTTTTGGAACTTTGCTGACTACAATTGTTAGTCTTTTGCCAACGGTTATTCCTTCTTTTACTGCTGGGATAATTTCTTTGGTAAATTCAATAATTACCGTGATACCTAGTATTATTCAAGCTGGGGTTAATATCATTATGAGTTTGATGCAAGGTATTGTTGGGGCTACTCCTCAGCTTACTTCAGCACTTGGTCAAGCAGTTCAATCACTTATTAGTACATTAGCTCAAAGTGGACCACTTTTAATAATGCAAGGGATATCCATGATTGCGGGGCTAATTGATGGAATTTCTCAGCAAATACCTGCTTTGATTCCACTTCTGACAAATGCGCTTTTAGAAATGGCTCAATCACTTGTCAGCGTATTGCCATACTTAGTTGGTGTAGGTCTTAAATTAATCCTAGCAATCGTACAAGGCATAAGCGCTGCATTGCCTCAATTAATCGCAAACTTTCAAGCTATGATTCCTCAATTGATTACAATTTTGACGATTAATATTCCCCAACTTATTGATATTGCTGTTCAAATCGTTTTAGCTCTAATAAATGGATTTGTAACCGCACTTCCTCAATTAATGCAAATGTTCACGACGTTACTACCTCAAATCATTCAGGTAATAATGACAACTTTACCTCTTTTGGTTCAAGCAGCACTTCAAATAATTATGGCGTTGGTTGAGGGAATTACAACAGCTTTACCAATGCTGATTGATTCATTTACAACATTAATGCCACAGCTCGTTACTATTATCATCGTTAATTTGCCTACTATTATTCAAGCTGCAATTAAAATAATTCTTGCGATTGTCGATGGTATTGCACAAGCATTGCCAGCGTTAACTCCAGCAATTGTTCAGGTTATATTGATGATTGTTCAAACGATTATTAATAATTTACCATCAATTATTATTGCTGCTATTCAGATTTTAGTAGCAGTTGCTAGCGGAATACTTCAAGCTATACCAAAAGCAACGGGAGCAATTAATAATATGATAAATGCTTTGTTGAGTTATATTGCTTCATCTATTGGTTCTTTCCTTAGCAAAGGTGGACAAATCATTGGAAGCTTTGTAAACGGGATTATTAGTGGCAAAAATCCAGTTGATGTTTTTAAGAATTTTATAAAAGATATATCTGGATTGTTTGGTTTAAATACACTATATGAACAAGGCTCTGCAATCATTAGCGGTTTTTTTAATGGTTTAAAAGACAAATTTGAAGATGTTAAAAGTTGGGTAGGTGGTATTGGTAAATGGATTTCAGACCATAAAGGGCCACTCCCATATGATAGAAGATTGTTGATTCCTCACGGTGGTGCAATCATGGAAGGGTTGGACGAAGGACTTCAAGACAAGTTCAAAAAAGTTCAAGCTAACGTTTCCTCTATGGCTAACAAGCTAGCTGATTCACTCACAGGAGGATTACCTTCACTTGATACAGCATTAAATGCTAGTGTCTCTAGTTCGACTTCTTACAGTCAAGCACAGTTAGTTAACTCTAATAATGCAACATTGTCTGAAAAGATTGACAAAATGGGCGATAGAATCGATGAAATGAATCAACGAAAATTTTCTATAAAAGTTAATGGTAGAGAAGTTGCAGAAACTATCTATGATGATTTTGAAACTGTAAAAACATCGAGAGATACCAGAGATAGAATGATTGGTAGAAAAAAATAGGAGAGAAAGATGTTCAAAGTAAAATATGGTGATGACTACCTCACAGATTACGTTAAATTCACTAAAATTGAACGTGGAGTAGCTTCTGAAAATACTCTAACTACAGAAGAGAATTCATCTGATGGTGTTGAAATTGTCTCTGTAAAAAGAAGCCCTAAAGAAATTCCAATGTCATTTCATGTTATTGATGGATTAGATGTGAACATTGTCAGAAGAAAATTGGCACAAATTTTATCATCAACTGTTAATAAAAAGCTAAATTTTAGCGATGAGCCAAATTATTATTACAATGCGATTCTTACTGGGAAACTTGAGTATACTGATGATGGGTTTGAAGCGGATGGTTCATTCACCCTATTTGTAAGTGATGGTGCAGCTCACCGAACCGACAGGGTAACTCTAAACTCTACAAATAGCGGTGGGTCTAGCGGTACTATTACTAAAAATGCTGATGGAAGCATCAGAATAAAAGTAATAAATAATGGTACAAAACCAGCATATCCTAGAATTGACATTACAAATAATCAAGAAAACGGATATTTATCCTTAGCTCATGTTAGTGGTGGGTTTGCCATGGGTAAAATTGCTGAAGCTGATGGTAAAAATATCCAAAAAAGTGAGCAACTTTATGACAGCGGCACTGATTCAAGTTTTTCTAAATTTAAAGATGCAACCGGGACTACTAATCCTCAAAATTCAGGGCTTGGGACTAATGGAACAATTACTTTTCAAAGTGACGGATTAAGATTTTCAACTCAAGGAACAATGTCAGCATCCCAATTCGCAGGCGGAGGAATGAAAGTTATGACGCTACCGGCTGATTCTAATGGGCATATAGGCGCTGCAAATCTATATTCTCACTTTAATTTATTGGCTTGGGCAGGAGCGTTGGGTCAAACAGGAATCGTCCAAATTCTATTTACTGACATCAATGATAAGTTGGTGGCTGGTTATGGTATTACCAAAAGTGACATGAGTGGAAATAATGCCAATTGTACATTTTGGATTGGAGGAAATACTCCAAAAGATTATGCATCATTTGGATTTGAAGCAAACAATGGCGAAAAAAATCAAAAATATCCTAATAATATGTTTAATAGTTCAACTGGGGATGCCGATTTTTTGAAAGAAGGAGCAAGCTTAGGTTTTTACTGGTACGGAAGTCGTAAAACAATTTATGTTCCTGAACTTGAGAATATTGAAATAGCAAAGGTATATCTATATATTGGCCAGTTTAAAAATTCAAATAAATTCATTAATAATTTATCTATTCGTGGACTAAATTTGACAAAAAATAATGTTGCTATGTGGCTAGATGTGCCGAATAGATATGCGTTAGGCTCTAAAATATCTATAGATAGTTATTATGGAACTATTAGCATCAATGGAGTTGCATCTGCAACCGAAAAGGTGAATGGAGCTAAGTTTTTAGTTATCCCTCCTGGAGAAAGTGAGATAATTTTAACTCCTTCAAGCTGGGTAACTACAGCTCCAGACGTAGAGCTATCATGGGAGGAAAATATACTTTGATAATTAATGTTTTAAACAAAGATTTAATACCAGTAACTTTTATCGATAATGATGTGCCGGGATTGCCAAGTTATTACAAAGATACATTGATTGAATACCTAGGTCTAGGAACTTCGTCTTTTGAATTCACAATATTAAAAACTAAAAACAATACCATTCAGGATTACTCTCGTTTTTTTAATCGTGAGACAAGTTTTTCTTTTGAAAAGGGCGGGAAACAATATGCCGTTTTCCCTGCTGGTTCAGACGGTTTCTACGAAACAGACACAGAAATAACATATAAATGTTTATCTCTAGATCGTGAACTGTCTTTAGAGTATGTTGACAAACTTGACAATACATCATCTCATAGCCTACAGTGGTACATTGATTATTTTGGACTAATCTTAAATAGTCAAATAGAAATTGGGCAAAACGATGTTTCTGACTATACAAGAGTTATCAAATATGATTCTCAAGACACGAAGTTAAATCGCTTGATATCTTTAATTAATAATTTTGATGGAGAGTTTGAGTTTGTTACAAAGCTTTCAGATAACGGAGCTGTCGATAAAATTATTTTAAATATTGTCAAAAAACGTGATGATTTGGGGAAAAATGGAATTGGTTCAACCAGAGAAGATGTAGAACTTGTATATGGTAAAAACGTTAAAGGTATAGAGCGGACTTACAACTTTGAGTTCTTTAATGCATCTAAGGTTACTGGGAAAGATGGGATTAATTGGAATTCAAGTGAGTTTTCTTATGTCAATTCAGATGGAGTGGAGGAGTTTTATAAAAGAAAAAACGAAGATACTGCATTTGCACCACTATCCGCTCAAAAATATCCTGCTCACCTTAGAAAAGACTCATCAGATATATGGCTTAGAAAAAATTTTGAAACAGAATATACCACTCCTGCTCAAATGTGGGGCTATATTGTCCAACAATTTAAGTCATATGCTTATCCTCAAGTCACCTATAAAGTAAAAACAAATAGCAGCTTAGTATCAAATACTTTCGACGGGAAACTTCCTATTCAAATTGGGGATACTATAACCATTGAAGATGATAACTTTTCTAATGATCAGGGCGATTTTGGATTAATCTTAAGAGCGAGAGCAACTCAAATAAAATCTTCTGAGAGCAATCCTGAATCAAACGAAGTAACATTTGAAAATTTCGTTGAATTACAAAATGAACTGTCAGATGACCTTATGTCACAAGTCAATCAGTTAGTCGATGCAGCAACTCCATATATTGGTAGTATCGGCACAACAAATGGCACGCAGTTTAAAAATGGTACTGGTTCAACAACTTTATCAGCTCATATTTTCAAAGGTTCTGCAACGACTGAAACAGTCGCTGACAGCTACGAATGGTCGAAGGATGGAACGGTTGTCGCAAACGTTCAAGAAATCACAGTTGATGCCAGCGGAGTAACTGATAAGGCAGTTTACAGCTTTAAAGCGACAGTTGGCGGTAAAGTAGTCGCTAGTCAGTCGGTGACTATCACTAATGTTAATGATGGAACAAATGGACGTTCTGTTACAAATGTTTCTCAAAAGTGGCGTTTGACAACGACTTCTACAACACCAACGCAAGCTTGGTCAGACGCAGGTTGGCTCACTACTCAACCAACAACAACAGCTACCAATAAATATCTTTGGTCTATCACTCGAACAACTTTCAATTTAGCACCTTTAACGCAAGATGTTATTGAGCAAAAAGCAGTTTATGGTGATAAGGGAGACCAAGGCGCCCAAGGTATTCAAGGCTTGCAGGGCCCTACTGGAACTCAAGGAGTTGCTGGCCCTAAAGGCGCTGACGGGAAAACGCAATATACACATATCGCATACGCAAATAGTGCCGATGGTGTAACTGATTTTTCAACTTCTGATTCTAATCGCACCTATATCGGGATGTACGTTGATTTTAATATCAATGATTCAACCACTCCGAGCGATTACTCATGGACGCTCGTTAAAGGAGCGGATGGAACGCAAGGGACACCGGGCAAACCGGGGGCTGACGGTAAGACACCATATTTTCACACAGCATGGTCCAACAGCGCAGACGGCACTGACGGTTTCACTACTGTTTATCCGAATTTGAACTTGTTAACTAATTCAAGGTTACAAAGTGGTAATATTACTCCATTTCTTACAGTTAATAATGCTGTTCTAACTATTAATTCAAATGTTAAAGGTTTAAATGTTTCTTGTAGTGGTGGAGCGATTAACTATCAACAAGGAGTGGGTCAAGGAGTAATACAAGTTTCTGCTGGCAATCAATATACCATTAGTGTAAAAGTTATAAATACTGGAACAGTAGCAATTGATAAGTTTCAATTACAATTTGGATTTTATAATTCATCCGGAACTGGTCTAATTTATCCAAATAAAATTTTCTCAATACCTGCTGATGGAAAAGTTTATAGTTTATCATTTACGTATACTGCACCAGCTAATACCACAGGCATGAGGTATTATTGCTTAGATACTGCAACGTTAGCGAATGTTGCCCATGCTTTTACTATCTATGACATGAAGGCTGAACAAGGCTCAACCGCCACTCCATGGATGCCATCATCTAGCGAAGCCACAACTGCTGACTGGCCAAGCTACATCGGTCAGTACACAGACTTTACGCAAGCTGACAGTACTAAGCCATCTGATTACACTTGGAGTCTGATACGAGGGAATGACGGGAAAGATGGGGCAGATGGTAAAGACGGAATAGCAGGTAAGGACGGTGTTGGAATAAAAACCACTGTTATCACTTACGCTATTTCAATAAGTGGAACGACAGCACCAACTACTGGTTGGACAAGCTCTGTTCCAAGTCTTGTAAAAGGGCTATATCTCTGGACAAAAACAGTCTGGACATACACGGACAACTCATCTGAAACAGGTTACTCAGTAACTTATATTTCTAAAGACGGAAACAACGGTAATGACGGAATTGCTGGTAAAGATGGCGTTGGTATTCTGACTACGACCATTACATATGCAGGTTCTACAAGTGGAACAACAGCACCAACTAGCGGTTGGACTACCACAGTTCCGACAGTTGCAGCAGGTAGCTATCTCTGGACGAAAACGGTCTGGACTTATACAGATAATACCAGTGAAACAGGGTATTCAGTCGCTAAAATGGGAAACAATGGAGCAACAGGTCCGCAAGGCCCTCAGGGGAATACTGGAGCGGCTGGACCACAGGGCCCTGCTGGAAGTAACGGTGACCCAGGTAAAATCGTTTCTGATACTGAGCCAACAACACGCTTCAAAGGCTTGACTTGGAAATATTCAGGAACGACTGATCTTACAGCAAGTGATGGAACTGTTATCCATCCTAACACTGAGTATTACTATAATGGCACTCATTGGGTGATTAACTATTTTAGCGTCAATAACTTTGCGGCTGAATCGATAACATCAGATAAAATTGATGGTAAAAATTTAACAATTACTGATGGTGAGTTCGTAAGTACAACAACTAATGGTCCAGTTACAACCTCTACTGAAATCAAAGATAATCATATTGCAATTTCAAAGACAGATGGAACTGTTAATACCAGAAATGATATAGCGCTTGATTCTGAACAAGGACTAGCTCAGAAATTTACGAACATTAATACAGGCTTCTATAGAACAGCTGGGATTAATTATCAAGGCCCATTCACAAGCGACTCAGATGGAAATTTTGCTCAACTTACACCTCAAGGCACAAAGTTATCAACTGACGTTCCTTGGACGACTCTAGCTGCAACTGGTGGATTTAGTGGGAGTATTCAATTTGCGATTCAAAACGGCATAGCATTCTTCTCATTAACTCAAGTTTTAACACCTAAGATGACAGCAGAAGCATGGTATCAAATTGCACAATTACCATCTGGGAGTAAAGCTATCCCTAGCATTAATCGAGTAATGACAGCATTCGCTAACACTGCTGTATGGGGATTCTATGTTTCAACGAATGGAGGTTTATATCTCCAAAGTAAAGCAGCCCTTAATACTGCAGGTTCTACTTCAGCAAATACGATAGCAAGCTTCCCAATAGGATAGGAGAAAAAATGGAAAAAGTAAATACAACAAATACAACTACTGACATCATTGTTAGTGATAAGAATGTGGGTAATTTCACCCTCACAACGTTTAACAATGGAACAATGAATGCAAGTTTCATGATTAATGACCCTACAACATTCCACAGTTCGGCAGAAGCTGCTCAAGACCTAGCTAATTTAGTTAGTTCAGCAGTCAATCAGTCTAAAGCTTTGTTGGCTGATTTTGAAGCTAGTAAAAATTAGAAAGTAGGGGTTATGGAGGAGCAAGCATGGCGAGAAGTGCTCGAACGATTAGCTCGAATTGAAACAAAGTTGGATAACTATGAAACAGTCCGGGATAAAGCAGAACGAGCACTTTTAATAGCCCAAGCAAATGCAAAACTTATAGAAAAAATGGAAGCCAATAATAAGTGGGCTTGGGGCTTTATGCTTACTCTTGCCGTAACTATTATTGGATATATAATTACTAAAATACTTTAAAAGGAGAAAGAACATGAAAACATTTTTAAAAGATTTAGCAGAACGTGCGATTAAAACATTTGCCCAAGCAATGATTGGTGCATTGGGTGCTGGGGCTACTGGTTTAATCGGTGTAGACTGGATTCAAGCGCTAAGTATTGCAGGATTTGCAACATTAATTTCTGTTTTAACTTCAATTGGAAGTCTAACTATCGGCGATGATACTGCAAGTTTGGTTAAAACTAATGTAGAAGTCCAATCTAATATCCATAAAGATATGGACCATGAATTCACAGAAGGAGGCGAATAATGTCAAGTATTGAAAATATGATTGCTTGGATGCAAGCTCGAAAAGGCAGAGTTACCTATTCAATGACTTCACGAATGGGGCCAAGCTCTTATGATTGTAGCTCGTCAGTATTCTTTGCCATGATTGCTGGTGGTTTTCTGTCAGCAGGTTCAATTGGTAATACTGAAACCTTGTTTGGGATGTCTGGCACAAAACTGAAAGAAATCAGTCGTGGAGAAGTGCAACGTGGGGATATTTTCATCTCAGGCACTCCGGGCGGTTCGGCTGGTTCAGACGGACATACGGGTATTTTCTTGAGTAATGGCTCATTCATTCACTGTTCCTACACTCACAATGGAATTGCGGTTGATACGAACGATGCATACATGAGTACTCGATTGCCACATCACTTTTACCGAATCGTTGGTTCAGGTTCAGAAAATACTGACAACAAACCACAAATGGTTACATTAAACGTTGATGGTCAATTTGGTAATGCGACAGCTAAACGATTGCAAGAATACTTTGATACGGATGGAAAAGACGGAGTAATCAGTCACCAGTACAAACAAACCTTTAACCAAAATATTTACGCTGCTCAGTTCGATTCATCACTGACAGGCTCAAACGTTGTTAAAGCGTTACAAAGATTCTTAGGAGTTGGTCAAGACGGACTGTTTGGCCAAGGTACAATTAAAGCCTTGCAAAAACACCTTGGAACCACGCAAGACGGAACGATTAGCCCAGTATCTGATTCTGTCCGAGAACTGCAACGTCGATTGAATGCGAATAAACTGTAAGGATAAACTATGGTAGAATTTTTCCAAAGAATTAAAGAATTGCCCGACATGAAACTACTATTAGATTACTGGTGGGCTTGGCTGATTATTGTTGTCGGTCTGATTATCTTGGCTGAATTAAATAGCAGAAAATAAATTAACCCTGACTTCGGTCAGGGATTTTTTTATTTCTTATGATAAAATTTAAGTAATTAAGGAGAAATAATGATTTTTTATATTGCGTTCAAATTGGCATTCGTATTACACTTTATTTGTGAAAATATTAATTGGAGTATATTTTGGTCAGCATTTAGTGCAATTGGCACAGTATCTGCCGTTATAGTAGCATATTGGCAAATAAAAAAACAAATAGAGTTAAGCAATAAACAACATTTATTTGATCAGAGATTAGATTGTTACATTGAAGGTGTAAAAACAATAAATATTTTTAAAGAAAAATCGGATATTTTAGAAAGAATTAAAAATTATGATTTATCGACTCCCTATCGACTTCCTTGGCCCATTTTTTTAATGTTAAATGATGATCAAATTTTATTCAAAGTTGCTACTGATATTGAAATGAAAATTGATCCAGTTTTCGAGGAAAGAGTTTATAAAAGAATAGCAGATATTAAACAAAAATCTGTAAAACTTAAATTATTATTTAATGATGGAGAAGCAGATGATCTATCTATAACAATGATTTGTTTTACAGATTTGTTATCTGCATTAATTGAGTACAGCAAAATAATAGAAATTATAAGACAGCCAATGAATGAATTGACAAATGAAACTAAAGACCTTAAAACATATGATGAACAAATTTCTGAATTTCAAGAGATTTTTAATGAAAGAGAAGTATTTGAAAAGCTGAAATTATCTATCCAGCAATTAACCGAATCGGTAAAATTAACAGATGAACAATATTTGAAAGACTTGGAAAATAAAATAAGGTTATCCTAA